CATTTATATCATTAGTATTCTTATAATATGCTGTATGATTACCAACAATAGTATGGACAGTGATGCCCATGTCTCTTAGTCTATCAAAATAATTATCCTTTGCCCAAGTCAGTGCAGCAAAATCAATACCCTTTCTACTATCAAAGGTATCACCCATATCAATAACCGTAGTAATACCTTCTTTCTCTAGTGTAGGAAAGAAAATATCATTATAGAACTTTAGGAAATAATCATGAAAAAGTTTAGAATTTTTTCTTGCCCCAAAGTGCTGGTCTGTAATTATTGCTACCTTCATTAATTACGTACTGTCTTCTCCAATATCTTATTCTTGATCTCCAATTGCTTCTTCTCTTTCTGTATTCTACGTAAGAACGCGTAGTGAATAATTTGTGTGAAATAAGCAAACGGGTTTTGAGACTTTTCAGGGTTGAAATTGTGTATGTATTGTACGCAGTTTTCAATGCCATCTGATATCATATCCTCCTTAAACATGTAGTTGACAAAGTTTGGTTTGAAAGATAGATGAGTAGCAATCTTTAAAAAACACTCTCCAATATATCTGGGTATTCTAGGTTTTTCTTTACCTTGAATTTCTGCTATTTCAATATCCTCTCTATGTTTAATAAGAGCTGCAAGAAACTCCTTGTTATTAACATAGTGTTCAGATCTTTTACGTCTACCCATAATTCTTGCAGGTGTCATATCTTTACTATCTATTATGTATTAATTATAGCATTCAACACAATAGTTGACAAGTTATAAAAACCCCTATAGAATAACTCTGTAAGGGTTCAAGGGCAGGGATTAGCTTTTATTATAAAGTTCCTCTAAAGACTTCTTTGCTTCTTTAATAGTAGATATATATCCCATCTTTCTATTTAACTTTTTTTGTTTTTGATCAAAGTAACTATCATGATTGTGGACAGAAAAAGTTTGATGCATAGTTATAGTTTCTATATCTTTAGATTCACTTAGAGTCATAACATCTTCCATATTAATAATAAAAAGATCATCCTTGCTAGTTCTAAGCCAAGGTTCTACTCTATATCCATAGATATCTCCTCTCTTTCTAACCTTTTCTATAGTAATAGGAGAATCTAATATTAAAAAAGTTCTATCCTCTTCTTCACTATAACCTACCTTAGCGAATATTTCTTCACCAGATTTAAGTTTAATAGTAGCATAAAAATCGTCTTGCATCATTTTTTAATTTGAATAGTGATTATTTCATAGTTAAAATTTTCTTCATTATAAATTTTAATTCTTTCTATCAGATGATTGAGAGTATAATTTCTTTTAGAATTATAAGTACAGTCATCTCCAATATCATATAAAATTGCTTTTACTTTATCTTTACCTTTTCTGAGAACCCTTCCAATGGATTGGAGATTTCTAACTCTGGACTTGGAGGGACTGGCGAAGATGACGTTGTGCAACCGCTTAATGTTGATCCCAGTACTAAAAGTGCCATAACTGGCAACAATAATTGCATTCTTTTCATTTTCTGTAATCTCCCTAATTGATTCTCTTTGTTCAGCATCAACACCACCATGTACAAAGAATACTTTACGGTCAGTATGCTTAATATTATTTATCTTTTCATAAAGTATCGCTCCATGAGTTTCTACTCTACTGTATAAGATAAGAGTATTACCTTTGAGATCTAATGCTAGATTAGTAATAAAATTATTTCTCTGTTCATGAGAAATTAAATATTGAAGTTCATCTTCATATGTTTCAAATTTTTTAGGAGGATGTTTAAGTACCAAACATTGAATATCTAACTGAGATAAATGTCCTTCTTTCATTAATTTCTCAGTTTTAGTTACCTTGTATGATGGTCCAAACAGTCCCTCTAAGACCCATTTATGAGTCTGTGTACCATCCAATGTACCAGTGAAACCAAATCTATACTTAGCATGTTCTAATTTAGTCATAATATTGACTAATGACTTACTCTTGAAAAGATGCGCTTCATCACCTATAATAACATCATAATCTTTAAAGAATGATTTCTCCATTCTAAATACTGATTGCCAAGTAGTAATAGTTACTTCATTAGTATTACTTACTTCCCTACCAGAATAAATTCTATGACAATGATTTTTAGCATCCCATCCATACTCTATAAAATCCTTATACATTTGTTCTACAAGAGAAGTAGTAGGAACAACTAAAAGAATTTTCATTCCCTTATGTACATAGTATCTTACTAGAGAATAAATCATTAAAGATTTACCTGATGCAGTAGGACTAACTAATAATCTTCTATTGTGTTTAAGACAATCACATACTCCTTCAATTTGATAGTCTCTAGGTTTAATCTTAGTAATCGATCTAATATAATCTTTTACTCCTTCTATAGATATAGATGAATTTATTTCAAAGGGTGGACCATAATAATCATTATCTTCAAACTTATAAGTATATCCATGTCTCTCGCAAAATGATACTATCTTATCTAACAATCCTACATAAATTTTTTTAGATCTTAAATCAAATAAATGTATCTCACCATTCCAATTCCTCTTTCTATACTGAGGCATGAACTTAGCACCTTCTACCTCAAAGGTAAAATGATCCCTCAGTTCATATTCAATATGAGGTTCTGCTTTAATTTTTAAAAATACTTCGTTTGACTTCTGTATTATAACGTTGGTCACTTTTACCCATTATGCTATGGGTATTTATCAACCTAGTCCAGCATTAAATCTCATAAACTCTATTGCATTCTTTATTTGAAATGTCCTATTCTGAATTACTTTTAAAATACTTTCAATATAAACAAGCATGGTATCATAATAATCAATCTTCAAATTTGAATTGGAAAGTTTCTCATCAGCATCCATATACTTCTGCATTGTATCCTTATCCCTTATCTTCTTTGGAAAAGGATTCTCTATATAAACATCAGGATCTGCTTTTCCAGAAAAATATTCATAACGTTCATGGCGAATATTTTTACGCTGCTGTTCTGCTTTCTTTCTTAAAAGAAATATAGTATTATACAATTCAAAATACTTAGCATGTAGAGAGGGAATATTTAATGACTCCTCATGTAGATTATCTCTGTCTATTTGTGCATCTTTCTCCCACATCTCTTGAATAGATTCAAGATCAATACTCATAAAATATTATCGTCCAAATCAGTGATGTTGTATATAGTATACTTGAAAGTAACATTGGCTGTCAAGTAATCTATATCAGAATCAGTAGCATCAAAGTCTAGATCTGACAATGATACAGGGAACATATCTAAGAACTTAATTTTAAAATTTGGTGTATTAGAACTAGAAAGAACGTTCAATGTACCATCACATGTATAATTTAATTCTCCTCTAGGTGTATTTGGATTGCTACTTTGCCAATCATATATCTCTTTCAAACTATCTGGGAAACCAAGTCCTCTTAACCAATGCTGTATCTCTAGATAGTTTTCTAAATCTTCATCTACCAAGAACCTTAGATTTAAATCTTGAAATTGGAGTTTATCACCAGGTACAGGAATGTCTGTTAGGTAAGATGTTTGTTCAGTTACACCTAGATTTAAACCTGGTATATTTGCTTGATTTGAAAAGAAGGTAACTTTAGGTGCACGATTTAAAATAAATTTAAACCCAGTAGGATTTAAAAAGTTTTTATTCTTTACTTGATTTCTAAAACCAGTTGCTGTCATTATCTTTTTTAATTATTTAGATAAAAAAAGAGGGGTGGTTAGACCCCTCTTATTATACTATGGAGATACTAATAATGATGTAGTATTAAAAGTTCTTTGTAATGTAGTAACTTGTTGATCTTTCCATTTAGAAGCAACTTGTTCCCAATTCCTACCAATTTTAGATCCAGTTTCATTAGTCATAAATTTATCAATCCAATAACAACAAAAAGGAACAGTCCTATTCATTCCACTTTGATTAGTCCAAGTTGTAGTTTTATCTGGGAACATCTTAGCATTAACCCACTCCCATACTATATGAGTGATACCATCCCAATCTTTTCCTTTTGTATTACATGCTCTTTGATCTATATCCCTTAGACCTTCTATTAGTTCATCATTATAGCATCCATATTTTTTGAATGACATTAATGCTAAACAAACAAGTGCTTGATCCCAATTAGCTGAGACTGTTATAATACCATCAAGTGCTTTTATTTCTTCCAAAAATGCACCTACTTGACCAGGAAGTTCTGATGCTTTAATAGTATATTGGTTCCATGTTTCTGGATAAAAATAACATGATGCCTTATGTAATCCTGTAAGAATTTGTCCTTTGATTAACTTTTCTGATACTGGAGTGTAATTATACATTCCAGAAAGGATACCATATAACTTTTCTTGGTTTTTTTCTGTAGCATCTGGAGAATCAAAAGTGTTATATGATTCTCTTATACGATCAATACTGTCAAATGAATATTCAATTACAAATACTTTTTCTGGAATAGCATCTGATCCTCCTCTACTCCAATTTAATGCTCTGGTATTTGAATCTATTCTCCATACTTTTCCTGCTTTATATTTCTTTCCAAAAACTGTGTCTGGTTTAGTAAGTCTAGCAAGGAATACTACTACATGCTCTGGCATTAACTTTGCCAGATGTTTTTGTGCTCTACTTAATCTACCTTCTGTATTTCTTTGACAAAAAACTTCATCTAATTTTGAAAACTCATCATAGCTCATCCAATATGAATTAATGATGTCGCTATCATGGTATGGTTTGATAGGTACAATATCCCCATCAGGTCTGTAAACTGGCATTTTACCTCTGGTTATAAAACAAAAACACGTCCCAAAAGGAGGGTTGTGCGAGATAAAAATATTATAAGCCATAAAAAAGAGGGTGTCAAGCACCCTCTTTGAGAAATATAAGCATCTAGCTTACATAATGTTCTTAACTGCAACTCTTCTGTAATAGCGGTTGCTATTAGAAGTAAGAGCACCAAGACCCTGAGTGATTCCTTCAGTCT